TTAAGCGATTTGTTCTCGTTCAATTTTGAAATAATGTTTAATTTCAAAATCTGGACAATACTGATATACAGTAAGATGAGTATCTCCACAATATGAATTTGTTTGTATTTTCATAACTTTTTGCAGTTTATCGAGAAGTTCGAAGTGCTGTTTAATAACTAATAATGCAGTTTTGGCATCTTTTTTAGTATTGTAATGTGCAAGTGGGGTACGGTTGTGATATAACGTGTATTGAAATTTTCGTATAAGTTTTAGTTCGTATAACATAATTTCTCCTTTAAATAATAGTTTTAGGGGCTTTCGTGCGCGCGTCATCGACTTGCGGACGCACGAAAGCCTTTCTTTTTCTTCTGTTCTAAATTAATAACCTGAAAATCTTCAAATTCTGCTTTTCCTGATACAACTTTTTGTAAGGTATCGTACATATTTCGTAATTTTTCTGAATGGAAGAAAAATCCCATTTTAATTGCGTGTCCTATTAACTGTCCTGAATAATCTGTTGTTAGCTTGTGTGCATCATAAACTTTATTTACTGTAAAAATATTACCGTGAGTTGAACACATAACTAAATAGTTAGCTTGTTCTCGAAACGGTTTTGCCATACGTAAGAACAATTGAGAAGTACCAATAATAGCTTTGCGTTGCTTGCGTTGTTGTGAGATTTCGGTAAAAATATATGGTGGTATATCTTTAGACTCTAACGCGTTAAAATACGTGTGTATTTCATCTATTAAGTAAATAACGCCGTATTTATCGTTATTGATTTCAACTAATAAACGGTGCAAATCATCGTGATTTTTGAAAGTTATGATTTTGTTCGGTAAATCGCTGTTAAACTCTAAATTCGTAACTAAAATTGACTTAGGGTAGCGTACCATAAGATTATAAACGTGTTTTACAGCAGAAAGAGTTTTACCACTACCTTGCCAACCACAATAGACAGTTAAGCCAGAAGCACGAAATAACTCTTTATCTTTTGAATCTATATAATTCTGTTTAATAGAGTCGAAATGAATTTTTGCTTCTTTTTTTATGAATGATAGATATGACATTTTAGCGACCACCCCCAGCAATATGAGTTTTATGCAAAGCCCACCAAAGAATACTCAAGCCAAACTCTGATACTATTAAGATTGTATTTAAAGTAAGCGGTAAAACAATTATCCACGAACCACCAGCAACGTAAGACAAAATACCAACACCAGCTGAAATAGATTCAAAAATAATTGAAACAGAATCAAAAGCATTTAAAATGTCTTTAACTGGGAGAGTTGAAATAACAACAATAAAAGGAGATATCAAAATATTAAAAATTTCTATAAAACCTTGCAAAAGTAAATTCCAAATCATTCTTCTTCTCCCCCTTGTTGCCACATATAACGAGTACCAAACAATACAGACATAAATTTAATAATCCTATCAATAGTTATCCAAACCATAGAAAAAATAATTAAAGCTCTTGCAATATTAATGAAAAATGACGGAACACTACAAACTGAAATAATAAGACCACTAACGCCAAAACTGCAGACAGAGTTTCCGCTAACCTTACTGCTAAAACCACTTGAAAAATTAAATATTGATCTTACTTCTGGTGAAGAATTTTTAATTTTATCTTTAAAACTATCAATTTGATCTTTTGAAACATTTGAATCTAAAACAAATAGCCATTTAAAGAATTTTCCCAACTCTTCAAAGAGTTTAGTAAAGAAATTTGCGAAAAAATCCCAAATATTTTTAACTGAATCTATTAAACTGTTAAATAAGTTCTTAATACCATTTATGATATTATCAGAAATACCTAAAACAACATTTTGTGTTCGAGTAATTGAATCAATCATTGGTTGAAAAAACGCTTTAATTCCACCTAAAATATCAAAACCACCGCCGTTATTATTATTTTGACTATTATTATTTTGATTTTGATTATTTTCGCCAACTGGACCGACTAAAAATCCGCCTTCATTTCTGTTCCAGTTATTAACTTTTAGAGTTGAACCACCAAGTAAAGTTAAGCCTTTTTCAAAATCTGCATCTGTAAAGCTTGCGACATCTTTTGTTGAATTTTGATTACCATAAATACTATCAACTTGAACATAACCTTCACTAACTTTTTGAGTTCTTCGACTATAGCTTAAAAGTTTATAAGCAGAACCTTTAAGCTTAATTTTAAATTTGCCAGCTTCTTGTACCATTGATAGGCCACAATCTGGTACAGTTTTTACATCTTCTGCATAATAATTTGGTTTATACTCACAAACATAAGCTATAACATTAATATTTTCATTATAATTATTTGTAGCGTAAAAATAATAATGCATATCAATATTTTTACTATCTGAAATATTTAAACTATCGTGAAAATCTCTTTTTAAAGTTCTATCTTGTTCTGGTGATATTTTATAGCTTTCAATCGCGTGGGCGGTTTTTGTTGTAATCGTAAAAATACCAAGTGATAAGACTGATCCAAATAATAAAAAATAAATTTTCCATTTGTTCATAATCTACCTTTTAGGGCGTACTTTCATATTTTTAATAATATATAATGCTAAAAGACTTAGCATTATTATAACGAGCCAAGTTATATCATCAAATTTTACAAATTTGTTGTGCAAAGGGGTATAATAATATATGTCTTGCATATTTTCTCCTATAGTCTATCTCTAAATAGCACGTTCATTATCATTGAATATATAAGATGAATACCTGCTAATACTCCAATGACGGGCAATAAGAAAACAAAACCTTTAGAAAATAAGTCTAAGATTATACTGATAACTTCATTTGATGAAACATTTTGAACCATTATTTTTTACCTTTATATTAATTAACTTTTGATATTAATAGAGAAGGGGCGTTATAGCCCCTTTTCTAAACGCGACCTTTTTTACCGCGGTTAATAACTTTTCGAATAACTGAAATACCAACAATTGCAACTAGAACAGGTGTTACAAATTTAAGACCTGCAGTGAAGTTCTCAGTAATAGTTGCTACTAAGTCAGTCGAAAGACCTTCAGGAATAGTAATAGCCATAGTTTTCCTTTCTTTTAAATTTAATATTATTTTATTTTTTGTTCGCTTTTTGTTTGCGACGGACTAAAGGCTAAAATTTCACATAAGCTGTTAGTCCTCGTTTAGAAATTCTGATGCATTAGGTTTAGGTGTCGATGATAGAATCAAGAGTTTAGCATTTGATTTATTCGACAATTTAAGTTCAAGAACTTGATCAGAACCATTAAGAGACAATCCGAGTTCAAGGACACTATATTTAATAGATTGTTGAGTTTCAGGGTTTACGAATTCTTTTTCTGCAATCTTAGCAGAGTAGATTCGATTTAGAACATTGATTTTTTCTTGCATAGTTATTTTTCTCCTTGAAAATTATATTTTTTTAATTACAAAAACATAATAGCATACTCAAAAAGGAAATACAAGAAGTGTCGCACAATATATCTTTTACGACATCTATAAATTAAATATTACTATTTGTATTTATACTGCGTAGGGCTTATTTTATTATATTCCACAAAAAGAATTTATATAAAATAAATCCATATAGATTATAATCAAGTAAATTATTAACAAGGAAAGAGCGGGAATTACAAAAAAATATTTTCCTTATATAATTTAAAAATTCTTTGAGCTTAATTTCTCAAGTATTCATCTTTTCTGACAGATAAAAAATAATTTTCCACACCCCTACCTTATTTATTTTTTGACAATTTGACTTTTTTATTTTTTAATATTATAATATGTTTTTTATATTTTTCCCTACTCTTCCTATTCTTAATTGCAGTATAGAACAAAAAACGAACAAGCCCCTTCTCCTTTTTTGTTTTTATTTATAATAGCCTTTTCCTTCAATCCTTAGATCTATGTAATTTAGTGAAATTTTATGAGTTATAAAATATTCAATAGCTTTTTTGAAGTTAATAATTTGCCCTTCTGCAGAATCGGCTGTCGACATCCTCGCAAAATAACTTACACCTTTTACAGAAACTTCAACCTGTCGTAAACTAAGGGGCGGAATACGAATTTTCGAAATCTCTAGCCCCTGTTTGTTCGCAGCAGAAACTAGTTTTCCAATAAAGCTAAAAAAGCTACTGCTTGCAACATTTTTACCGTTAGAAACTATAGCACCGCTATCATCAATTATATTTAGTGACGGTTTTTCAAAATTATTAATATTAAAAGATACACCTTCAGAATCAACGAAAAATTCTTTACCATCAACCAACCAAGAAGCAACAGGTTTTCGAAAATCAAGATAAATTTTCAC